ATGAAAAATTATCCACTTAACTTCAAAGTTGAAGACGATATGGCAAAAAAGTTCCAAGAGATTATGCACAAATTAGACAGTGATAACCAAACAGAGACACAAGAGATAATCATTGACTTAGCATTTAACATCATTGATAAAGAGGGCATAGGGAAGCTTATAGCTTATTTGAGGAAGTAGCTTTATAGATATTCATTCGTGGGTATCTAATAAGGCTATGGGCTGAAAGTTTGGCGACCGAAGCCCATAACCTAAACAAATTGTCGCACAAAGGCGAACGCTAATTATAGCATCTTCTCCTAAGTGTCAATAAAAGACCAAAAGTATTTATAAAAGGTGGGCGGTTTTGGCATGTGGAGTGTCGCCTACCTCCTTTTATAAATAACACTCCAGAAATAAGGTCTTTTTATAATATGGGAAATCCCATATTTACACAAAATAGGGGCTTTCAGATGAAAACTGCACAAATTATGATGAGACCATTTAAAGATGGGATTATTAGACAAAATCACAAAACAGGATGGTTCAATGCAACCGACCTTATAAAAATCGCAAATAGATATAGAACACAGCTTGGGAAAAAAGAAAAACTTATTGCTGATTATCTAAGAAACGATGCAACACTTGAATTTATAAAAGAGATACTTGATAGAGAAAACATATCATAGGCTTTACGATGAATGAGTATTACAATGTTAGTTTAGAGCAAAGCGTACTTAGTAGTATTTTATATGACCCAATAAAAATAGAAGATACACAGCTAAATGTAGAAGACTTTTATCTAGTAACTCATCAAAACATTTTTAGAGCAATGAAAGTTCTTTATGAAAATGACAAGCCGATAGATGAAGAGTTTATTAAAGCTGTATTAGTTAAAGATAAGAGCTTTGATGAGCAGGTAATGTGTGAAATAATGATTAAAAGTCCTATTTTTAATATTACAGAATATGAAAAGCAGATTTTAGAGTTGTCAAGACAAAGAAAGCTCTTAAAATTATCACTTGATTTAAAAAATAATGAGTTATCACTATCTCAAAAACTAGAGATAATTAACAAATCACAAGAAGAATTAGAAGCACCAACAAATTACGAACCGCAAAAGTTATCTCAAGCAATAACAGACTACGACAATATGCCAAATAAGCCAAAATATGAAACAGGTATTGCACTTGTAGATAACTATTTCAATGGTGGGCTGGAACTAAGCCAGTTGATAATGTTAGGTGGTGCAAAGGGAGCAGGAAAAACGGCTTTTAGTTTGCAGTTTTTGTTTAATGTATCACAAGGGTTTAAAAGTGCTTTTTTTAGTTTTGAGATGCCAATATGGAAAATTGCTCAAAGAAGTAAAAAGGCAAATTTAACACAACTGCAACAAGATAATATCTTGATACTTGACAAGGGCAGGGATATTTCAGATATTCAAAGAAATACAAAATATCTAGCAAAATCAGGAGTAAAGTTTTTTACTATTGATAGCCTTATGAAACTCACAAACAAGCATCATACAGGAAAACGACACGAGCAGATAGCAGATATAACAAGTAAACTATCTAAGTTGTGTGTGGAGCTTGATATTATCATCATCTTAATCGTGCAAATAAGCAACGAGGACTTAAAAAGTAACCGTATGGCAGTAAAAGGGTCAGGCGATGCAGATTATGATGCTGACATTATGTTCTTTTTACAAAAAGATAAAGATGATGAGCATAAAAGATATTTTATTTGTGAGAAAAACAGACAAAACGGAAATGAATTTAAACAAGAAGTATATTTTAATCCTAAGATATTAAAGCTACAACAACACAAACCAGCCTTATATGAAACATCTTACACATCATCATTAAACGATACGCCTACTGTATCTATGGAGGTTATCTGATGAGTGCTTATATGACTATGCCTAAAGAGTATGCAATACAATTGCAGAATGAGGACAAAAGAGAAAAAGCAAGAGCATTTATGGAGTACTGTTTAGATTTAGATAATGGTGTTTCAAATTCAATTTCTTTTTATGCTAAAAGTTGGAATTTATCAAAATCTAATGCTCATAAATGGACTAAAGATTTTAAAGATGCGATTGAAAAACATCATCAATATTGGATGGAAAAAAACACTCAAAATTTCAATAACATACATCAAAATTCAGCAAAAACAGCAGAACGATTGCAGAACGATAGCAGAACGATTTTATCCCCCACAACTACCGAAAATACGGAGTTTGGTGAAGAGGTGCAGAACGATAGCAGAACGATAGCAGAACTAAGTATAAATAATAAACAATACAACAACAATAAAAGCACTCAAAACCAAGAGCCAGAACAAGAGCAATTATCTTGTCATTTAGATATTAATTTTTTTAGATATTTTTCAGAGTTAAGACTATCTACGAGTAAGAAATATTTAGGGAAAAAAGAAACAGCTTATCAGGAATATTTAAAAGTTAAAGAGATGTTTGATATTGAAGTAATTGCCTATGCCTACAAGAGATATTTTAATCCAGAAGACAAAAAAACAGTAGGACTAGCAAAGTTCATCAAAGAGGAATTATATTTATCGTACTTACCAAAAAATATAAGCGTAAAAATTCAAGGAAGCTTTGTTGATGGAACATTTAAAGATGAAGTATTTGAAGCGGTTACAGGTGCTAAGTATAAACTAAACTATGCAAGATATTTAGAAAAAATAGCAAAGAAAGAGCTTGTTTTTCTAACTGATATGGAGGTGGCATAATGACAAACCTACAAAAAGCAATAACAGCAGCGACTAACAGTAGCACAGTGGTTGATTATCTTGTTGAGGAGATGGGAATTGAAAAAAGAAAGAGTGCGTTTGCAGGGAAGAAATTAACAATCGTCAATAATTTGATACTTGACGGCAAGAAAATAGCAGAGGGGTTTTAGGGATGAGCAATTTATTTGAAACAAAAAAGAAAAATAGTATTTCAAGCGTGAATTTATTTGTGGATGAAAGCACAAAGATTGAATTATATAACGACAATTTTCAAAACTTTAAACGCTACAACATACCTAAAGCACAGCTCGTTATCGCTGATATTCCATACAACCTAGGGATAAATGCTTACGCGTCAAGTACAGAGTGGTACAAAGACGGAGACAACAAGAACGGAGAGAGTGAAAAAGCAGGTAAGGCGTTTTTTAATAGCGACTACAGTTTTAACATTGCAGAGTATATGCACTTCTGTTCTAAGTTACTCAAAAAAGAGCCGAAAGAGGTAGGGAAAGCTCCAGCAATGATTGTCTTTTGTGCGTTTGAACAAATGCAAACAGTCATAAAATATGGCGAAAAATACGGCTTTAAAAATAACTATCCGATTACTTTTATAAAAGATTATTCGCCTCAAGTGCTAAAAGCAAATATGAAAGTAGTAGGGGCAACTGAGTATGCTGTTGTGCTTTACAGAGAGAAACTTCCAAAGTTTAACAATAACGGAAAAATGGTTTTTAACTGGTTTCACTGGAAAAAAGATGGTAAAGCCTATCCTAAGTTACACCCAACACAAAAACCTATTGCCGTACTTGCAGAGCTTATTAGAATTTTTACAGATGAGGGTGATGTTGTAATTGACCCATGTGCTGGAAGTGCATCAACACTAAGAGCGTGTGCAGAATTAAATAGACACTGTTATGGCTTTGAAATCTCTCGAGAAATGTATAGAAATGCTAAAGAAAAAATGTTATGCGAGGTGGCATAGATGCTAAAACTAATCAAATATTCAAAAAATCAAGACAAGGGCTACATCATAGCAGGTATTGTAGATGAAAACTTTATCTTGATGGGCTTTACAGTTGCAGACAAGAACTTAGAGAGATACACAGACAAGAACTTTAGAAATGCAGGTAAGGCTATCGAGTGGGCTGATGAGAATTATAAGGAGTTGGCATGATAAACACACACGAAAAAATTAAACAAATTTACAAAGTTTGTGAAAATGATTTGCAGAAAATAATCAACAACGAAGACATAGCAAAAGGAACAAAAAAAGATGTTTATAAGTTTTTAGCTTATTTAGCACAGGTTCAATCTAAATTAGAACAAGTTCCATTTATTAGTGGTTTCGAGGTAGAGGCTTAGAGATGAAAAATAAAATGAACAAAATACACAACATAGACTGTTTAGAGTTTATGAAGCAAGTACCTGATGATTACTTTGATTTGGTTTTGACCGATTCGCCATTTGGTATGAGTTTTCAAAGTGGGCGTAGAGAAAAAAAGCATAAAAAAATACAAAATGATGAGAATTTAGATTGGCTTCCTGACTTTGTTAAAGAGTTGCATAGGGTATCCAAAGAAAACGCACATATGTATTTGTTTTGCAGTCATCATCTTGTAGAAGTGTTTAAAAGCGAGTTGCAGAAATATCGAAAGGTTAAAAATATTTTAATATGGGAAAAAAACAACATAGGAATGGGCGACTTAGAAGGAGATTATGCTCCTAAATACGAAATGATTTTATTTTGTAGCAATGGTAGCACAAAACTTAATGACGGTAGAAGTGCAAATATAATCAAAGCTACTAGAACACAAAACGATTTGCACCCTACACAAAAGCCAGTCGATTTAATCGAATTTCTTTTAAAAAAATCATTAATTCCAGATTGTAAAGTATTCGACCCTTTTATGGGAAGTGGCACAACAGCCATAGCGTGTAAATCATTAGGCTTAGAGTGGTGTGGTTGTGAGTTAGAAGCTGATTATGTAGAAATAGCTAATAAACGCTTAGAAGCAGTGCAAGGGAGTTTGTTTTGAATAACCCACTAGGAAACTACAAAAGTAGAAAAATACCGTATAGAACTAACAGAAATAGCCCTAAAAAGCACGAAGAAGATATTTTAGAGGAAATGGTAGCCGAGTATCTTCAAAGAGCTTATAACGCTGTTCTCTTTCATTTTGATATTGGGGCAGGGAGAAAAACGACAATGTTTCAAGCAAGTCGAGCTAAAAAACTTCATGGGAAGTGGAGTCGTGGCTATCCTGACTTGTTTATTGCCTTCCCTAATAAATATTATCACGGACTTTATATTGAACTTAAAGCTGAGGGCAAAAGTCCATTTAAGAAAGATGGGAAGTTAAAAAAAGATGAACATTTAGAGATACAGAACAATATCCACCAAGTGCTTAGAGATGCAGGGTTTAGTTGTGTTTTTGCAGTTGGGTTTAGTGAGGTTAAAGAGATTATTGATGAATACATGGAGGCTAGATAATGAATAAACTAACATACGGTGAGGCATGGTATCAATCAAAAATAGATATTTTTAAACAGGATAGCTTTGAAGCTGAAAAAAAACATAGAGAGCATCAAGAGAGAATGAACAGGGAAGATGCGTCTAAGCATTATAATAAAAAACTGTTTGACTATTGGTTGTCTATGTTAGAGGGAAATATAAAGATTGAGAATAAAAAAAGATGGCTAAGTGCTTTAATGTTTGGTAATACAGAGGCTTATAAAATAAAAATAGGAGTTAATTAATGGGGTATATGTCAAGAGAAGAACGAGCTATTGAGTTAAAGGGATAGAAGCATGAATAAAAATCAAATCAAGACAAAGAAAAAACAAATAGCCTTAATGGATACAAATACACTTGAGGACTTTGCGATAGCAGTCCACTCCTCTGTAGGGTTAAGACAAGAGGCAAAAGATGAGCTGTTAGTTGCTGTTGATGTTAGAAAGAGAGAGTTAGCAAATAGTTTTAGTCTTGAGGTAGAGATAAGTGAACTTAGGGTGGGTGAGACACGAGGGTAGAGTTTAGTGGAGTATGGGATATATTTTTACCTTATCCAAACCAAGGTAAAGCTGGACTTTTTATAGAGATGAAAGCTGGTAAAAACAAACTTACTGCTAATTAAATCAAGTTTAGAGATGCCTTGAGTGATAAATATGAGTTTGGAGTAGCATATAGCTGGAGTGAAGCAAAAAATATCATTTTAAAATATATCAATTATAGGAGAGTGGAAAATGAGAAGAGTTGTTAGTAGATATACAAGAGAGAGACTTGAAACAAACTATATTACAGCTATATGGATTATAAGAATTTTATTTGTTGTAAATATTGTGTTTATTTACAAGATATTTTTTTAAAGGATAAGAAATGGAGAATAATTTAGAGTTAGAATATATAGAAGTTGATGAGTTAATACCTTATGAAAAAAACCAAAGAATACATAGCACAGACCAAATAAGCAAAATAGCAAATAGTATAAGAGAGTTTGGATTTCTAAATCCTATTATTGTTGATGAAAATAATGTAGTAGTTACAGGACATGGTCGTATAGAGGGTGCAAAGCTTTTAAAAATGTTGTCAGTTCCTTGCATACGAGCTGAAAATCTAAGCCAAGCACAAATCAAGGCTTATAGGATAGCAGATAATAGACTTCAAGATTTGAGTGAGTTTGATGAAGAGTTGCTAAAGCAAGAGTTGGAACTGCTACAAGATGAGTTTAATTTTGATATTGAACTTATGGGATTTGATTTAGATTTTTTAGAAGATGATCCAGTAGAAGAGGAGACAAAAGAAGTAAGTAGTAGTGATGGGGTTTTGGTAGTAGTAGGTAAGCACAAAATAGAGATAAGCCAAAGCAAATATAATAAATGGATCGAAAAGATAAATAAAAAAGTAGGAAGTGATGATGAGAAGATAAAAGCTGAGATATTAAAAAGGCTGGGGATTTTGATGTGATAAGTAAGTTATATGAGACTAGTCAAGATTGGGATTTTGATGATAGCACATCAACTACAAATATAAATATCAATGTAGGGGGTGCAAAATGAGAACCTATCAGAAACATGGATTAAGAAAACACCCATTACATACAAGATATGCAAATATTAAAAAAAGATGTTATTCAAAAACAGATACAGCATATAAATATTATGGTGGTAGAGGAATAAAAATATGTGATGAGTGGAAAGATAACTTTAAAGCTTTTTATGATTGGTGCTTACAAAGTAACTATATGGAATATATAAAAGGGGTAGTGATATGGAAATAGTAGTTGATATGACGGAGTTTGAGGAAGCATTGGCAAGACTTGAACCAAAAGCCTTTAAAAAGGCGATAAACACGAGCCTTAACACAGTTGGTAGGAAATTAAAAACACAAATAGCAAGAGATATAAACAAACAATATAATATAAAAATAGGTGATGTTAAGAGATATATGAGGACTAGAACATCGAGGCTGTCGGATTTGTATTGGGTGGCTTCTATGGATGGCAAGAGAAGAAACATTATCCACTTTGGTGCTAAGCAGAATAAAAAAGGGGTTAGTGTTAAGATAAACAAGCAAAGCGGAAGAAAGACTATAAGTGCTACAAGTCACCGTGGTGGGGCTTTTATACATAATGGAACTGTATTTCAAAGGGTAAAAGGGACTCGCATGAAGTCCAATAGCAAGAAGCAAAAGATAGTCGCACTCAAGACACTATCAGTCCCTCAAATGTTTAAAAGGGATATGCACAAAAAGGCTGAACAACAAGCAATAAAGGACTTCCCTAAGAACTTCAAGCGAGAGATGGAGTGGTATCTTGGACTTAAATAGGTACTTTGGGGGATTTAGCCTATATGGGGTAGCGAGAGCCCCGTTTTTTCACTCGTTGTGGGAATTTTACTTTTGGTTAACTTGGGCTGGTGGGGGTAGCAGATGAGCGAACTTATCACATTGACAGAACTTGCTAACAGACTTGGTAAAAAAAAGCCACAAATTAGCAGATGGAAAAAACAAGGTAAAGTCGTAATGGTTGGGGATAAAGTAGATTACGAAGCTACTGTTAACTTGTTAAATATTGCTTATGACCCAAGGGGTGGAAAAAGAGAAAAAGGCTCTAATAGTGGGGGTTCGCAAAGTGTTAACAATGGAGTTAACACAGTTAACAACTCTAAGCCAAGTGGTGGTGGAAACTCATCTGCTAGTTATTATCAAGCTAGAGCCTTTAAAGAAAATATACTCGCACAAAAAGCAGCACTTGAACTCAAGGTGCAAAAAGGTGAATATGTTTCAAAAGAGGATGAGCAAAAAAAAGGGTTTGAGTTGGCTATGAAACTAAAGGATAAATTTTTATCAATGCCTGATAGGGTTGCTCCAATAATAGCAGCTAAAAGTGATCAACACGAAATTAGAAAAATTTTAAAAGATGAGATACATGAAGCAATTTTAGAATTTATAGAAAATGGAGGCTTTTTAGATGAGTAATCAAATGAGTGCTTTTGTAAAAGGTTTTTTAGCTGGATTTGAGCCAACTCCAAATGTAAATATATGGCAATGGGCTGATAAATATAGAGTTTTACCAAAAGGAAGTGCAGAGCCTGGGAACTGGAGGACAAAAAGAACTCCATATTTAAAAGAGATTATGGAGGAGTTAAGCCCACAAAGTCCTACTTCTAAAGTTATTGTTATCAAGGGAACTCAGCTTGGTTTTGCTTTGAGTATAGATACTGATATACCAACAGTAGATGGTTGGACAACTATGAAAGAGATAAAAGTAGGAGATAAAGTATTTGATGAAAATGGAAATATCGTAAATATTACCTATGTTTCACCTATTTATTATAATCATAAATGTTTTGAGATAATATTTAGCGATAGAAGTAAAATTATAGCTGATGCAGAGCATAAATGGGCAGTTGATAGATATGTTGGTTCTACTTTTAAAAGATTTGAAAAAATAATCACAAATACAGAGTCTATAAACAAAGATTTTAAATATAAAAATAGAAATAGATATGCTATAGATGTATCAAAAGTTTTAAAAATACAAACAAATGATATAGATATAGATCCATATTTGCTTGGAATGTGGTTAGCAAATGGCAATAGTTACAGCAATAGAATTACTATAGATAAAAAAGTGGCTCAAAAATATTTAAAAATTTTACAAGATAAAAATATAAAAGCAAAAATAACAGATAAGCACTCAAAAGGAAATGCTACTGAGATAATTTTTTATGATATTTATCCAAAAATTAGCAAATTGATAGGGAAAAGTAAACATATACCTCAAAAAATATTAAGAAGTAGTGAAAAATATCGGCTTGAATTATTGCAAGGTTTAATAGATGGTGATGGGCATATTACTAAAGATGGATATTGTGAATATTATTCAGCTTCAGAAAAATTAACTAAAAATGTAAAAGAATTAATCTTAACACTTGGGTTGAAACCAATTATTAGAACAAAAAAACAAAAAGCAAAAAATACAATAAATCAAAGAGAGATAAATCAATCAGAAATAATTTATCAAATAACTTTCAAAGCATACAAACAAAACAATATCGCAAAAATAAAATATGACAGATTGACAGATATTAAAATAGGTCGTCCAACGGAAACTTTCAGAAGAAGGATTGTTGATGTTAAGGAAATAGAAAGTATCCCAGTGAGATGCATAGAAGTAGATAGCAAATCTCATCTATATTTAGCAAGTAAAAGTTTTATACCTACTCATAATACAGAGGTTGGAAATAATATGATTGGATATTACATACATATTGAACCACGAGCTGGTGGTATGTGGTTGCCAACTGATGCCTTAGCTGAAAAACATGCAAAAAAGAAACTGTGGAAAATGGTGGAAGAGACACCAGTTTTAAAAAGTAGAGTTAGCGAGAGGCGAAAAGGTGGAGGAGCTAGTAAAGAAAGCTCCACTATTTTAGAGTGGGCATTCCCTGGTGGTAGTTTATCACTTGCTGGTAGTGGTAGTGGGTCTAGCTTTAGGTCTGATAGTTATTCATTTGCTATAAAAGATGATATTGACGGATTTGTAGATGATGTTGATGGCGAGGGAAGTCCTATTGAGCTTATTGATAATAGAACTGATGCCTTTGCTAATAGAAAGATTTATGAAAATTCAACTCCAACTCGTGCTAATAATTCACATATTGAGACTGAATATGAAGAGAGCGACCAGCGAGAGTATTTTATGCCTTGTCCTCATTGCACTCCAAAAGACAAATCAAAGCAAAATATAGACAATATGGTTAAGCTTGATTTTGAAAACTTTAAATTTGAATATGACAAAGAGAGTTTTAAACTACTAAGTGATGAAGTTGTGATGATATGCCCTCATTGTGGTGGTGAGATAGAGGAATATCAAAAAACATGGATGATGGACTGGGATAATGGTGCAAAATGGATTCCAAATAATCCAGGTCATGTAAATCGTGGCTATAAATTATCATCTTTATACAGCCCTCTTGGTTGGAGAAGTTGGAAAGATATTATTTTAGAGTGGTTAAAAGCACAATCAAAGATGAAGATTGGCGATACAAGGCTAATGAAAAGGTGGAAAAATACTCGTTTAGCTGAAGTTTGGGAGGAAGATTACTCAAAACTTGATATTGATTTTCTAAAAGAGAAGCAAGAAGATTATGAAATAGAAGTGCCATTTGGAGTATATGTGCTAATAGCGAGTGTTGATACACAAGAGGACAGACTAGAGATACTTGTAGAGGGATTTGGGCTTGATGATGAGAGCTGGGTAGTAGATAGGGAGATATTATTTGGCGACCCAGCACTTCCTGATGTTTGGGAAGATTTAGACAGATTTTTACTCAACCAAACTTATGAACATGACAATGGAAAGATGAAAATATATGCTACTGGTATCGATAGTGGTGGTAGTAAAACTAAATATGTATATCAATATTGTAAACCGAGATATGGTAAGAGGATATATGCACTAAAAGGTGCAAAGCCAGTTGAAGCTCCAGCAGTTACAAAAAGAGATGCAAAGAGATCAAAATATAAAACAACTTTTTTTATGATAGGAGTAAATCAACTAAAAGATGTTGTTTGGAGTAATCTTAGCATTACAGTTCCTGGTCCTACATATACCCACTTCCCTAAAAATAAAAAATTTGATGATAATTTCTTTGAGCAGTTAATATCTGAAAAAAGAGACAATACTGGAAGATGGAAAAAAAGAAAGCCAACTGTGCGAAATGAAGCCTTTGACCTTATGGTTTATACAAGAGCAACTTTAGAGATTACTGGACTAAATATATCAAAATTAAAAGAACCTATATTTTACAACCAAACATCGAGGCTAAAACGAAAACGAAGAGTAATAAGCAAAGGGGTAATTTAAAATGAAGCTATTTTGGGATTTGAAAACAAGATTTAGAAAGGCATTAACTGTTAAAAATAAGATTATATTAGTTTTAGAAGCAATACATGAAGATGAGGGAGACAATTGGAGTAGTGCTTTTGAAAAAATAGTCGAAAGCTCTCCAGTTTACAAGCAAAAATTAAAAGAATTGCAAAAAGATTACAGCGATTTGCCTGATGAATAAAAAACTATGCCAACAAATATGACCTTTTTTTAACCTCTCTTTATTGACATAATACGATTATAAAATTAAGGGATTGTATTATGGAACAAACAAAATATGAGTTAAGAGGTGAGTATGAGGAGCTAAAAAGCAAACTTGATAAAATAAAAATCTTAAAAAGAGTCCATCTAAGAACACTATCAAAACTTACATGTAACCAGTTTCAGAATGTAGATACAGATGAGATAAAAGTTATGTGTGATGAGATAGATAAAGTTAATAAGGAGATAAAGCAAATAGAGCCAAGATTTAATGAACTAAAAAGTTTTTTAGGGCTTAAGTAGTGGCAATATCTTTAGAAACCGCACAAACTATGCTAAATCTGTATATAGAAGCAGAAAAAGCAGTCTTATTGAACCAATCTTACAAAATAAACGACAGAACTTTTACTCGTGCAAACCTTGATGAGATTACAAAAAACAGAGCTATTTGGGAGCAAAAAGTAGCAAAACTAGAACGACCAAGAAGAGGTATATCTATAAGAAGAGGAGTTGTCCTTGATTAAAGCTACTTTACTAGATCGTGCTATAGGAGTTTTTTCACCTCAAAAAGCGTTAAATCGTGTAAAAGCTAGAACTCATCTGAACTTTTTAACCAATAGTGGTGCATATAGTGGTGCAAGTAAGAAAAAAACATCATTAAAGGGTTGGAAAACTACAAAAGGAAACTCCGACAATACAGATTTACCTGATTTAGAACTTCTAAGAGATAGAAGCTTTGATTTGTATAGAAATAACCCATTGGCAAATGGTGCTGTTGATACTGCTGATATAAATATAGTTGGGACTGGATTAAAGTTGCAGTCTCAAGTAGATGCAGAGGTTTTAAATATATCAAGCGAAGAGGCAGAGGTACTATCTTCACATATAGAGAGAGAATTTTCACTATGGGCTGATAGTAAAGAGTGTGATACAACTAGAACATCAAATTTTTATGAACTTCAATCGATCGCTTTTCTTTCAACTCTAATTGGAGGTGATGTTGTCGCACTTTTACCACATATTAAAAGACACAATAGCCCATATACACTAAGTTTGCAACTAATAGAGGCATATCAAATATCAAATAAAGACAATAAGCCTGATAGTGAAAAAGTAGCTGGTGGGATAGAAGTAAATGAGTATGGTGAGCCTATAAAATATCATATAAGTAAATATCATCCATACGGACTCCATAAAGGTAAAAATAGCTGGATAGTAGTTGATACATTTTCAAAAAGTGGAAATAGACAACTTATACATCTGTTTGATAAAAAAAGACCAGACCAAAGAAGAGGAGTGCCATTTTTAGCTCCAGTAATAGAAAGTTTAAAACAATTAGGAAGATACACAGAGGCTGAACTTACTGCAGCAGTTATAAGTGGTCTTTTTACTGTTTTTATTAAAACTGAACTTGGGGAGGTTGGCGATGGTATAAGTAGTGAAGATATAGATGATATTGATTATGGACTTGGCAATGGTTCTATAGTTGGACTTGCACCTGGTGAGAGCGTAGAGAGTGCAAATCCTGGACGACCTAACCAAAACTTTGACCCTTTTACTTTATCTATCATAAGACAAATCGGTTCATCTTTACAAATCCCTTATGAGTTACTAATAAAACACTTTACAGCTAGTTATAGTGCAAGTCGTGGGGCTTTGCTTGAAGCTTTTAAGTTTTTTAGAAAAAAAAGAAAGTGGTTGGCAACTAATTTTTGTCAGTTGGTTTATGAGGAGTGGCTTGAGTTTGCAATCCTTACTGGTCGTATAGAAGCACCAGGCTTTTTTGATGACTTTAGCTTAAGAAAAGCTTATTGTAAAACAAGCTGGAATGGAGATGCACCAGGGCAACTCGATCCAGTGAAAGAGACAAAAGCAGCAAAAATGAGATGCGAAGAGGGATTTAGCACAAGAACAAAAGAGAGTGCCGAGATGAATGGAACGGATTTTAACTCAAATATGAACAAAGCAAAGAGTGAAAATTCAAAAATGATCGAAGCTGGATTAAGAAAAGAGGAGAGTAAAGATGGGATGTAGTGTTGGTAGTCAATGTTATATAGATAAAAGTGGCATTGATGTAGAGAATTATAAAGTTCCAGTAGTTTTAAGTGATGAATCTAAAGTTTTAAGATTTGATTTTGAAAATGGGCTTTATGAGTTGATTTTAGAACATAGTAAAAAAGCTATTGATTTAAGTCGTGCAGATATATTGCCACTTTTAGTGCAACACAATAGTGAAGCTCTACCAATAGGAACTTTTGAAGATATAAGGCTTGAAGATAAAAAGTTAAAAGCAACTGCTATTTTTGATGATGAAGATGAGTTTGCTATGAAGATATTTAAAAAAGTTTCAAAAGGTTTTATGAAATCGTTATCTGTAGGGATAATGGTAAATGCAAAAGAGCCAGTTAAAGGCAAGGATAATATTTTTAAAGCTACTTCTTGGAAACTACAAGAGGCTAGTTTTGTAACTATTCCAGCAATTCCAACTGCAAAGGTGGGGTTAAAACAAGCCGAGGCGGTTTCGCAAAGCGAAATGTTTCCTCGAAAACAAGAAAATTTAAGTCAAAAGGAGAGTAAAACAATGACTTTAGAAAAACTACAACAAGATCATGGTGATTTACACCAAGAGGTATTTAGTGCTGGGGCTAAAAAAGAGCGTCAGCGAATACAAGATATTTTAAGTGCTATTCCAAAAGCTTATCATGATAATGAAAAGCTAAAAGCTATGGTGTTTGATGGCACTAGTGATGTTAAAGATGTAAAGGTGGCTTTATTTGATACGCAAGAAGCACAAATCCAAAAGCTAAAACAACAAAAACTAAGTGATGGTGAGAACTTGTCTAAACAAGTTCAAGAACTAGAGCCTAGTGTAGATGAAAACACTACAAATAATGACAAAAAAAGTGAAGCAAAGCTTAGTGCTGTGCTTGAAAAAGTAAATGCAAAGAGAGGTAAATAAAAATGGCAAATCCTAAAACAACAACTGTTGATGGTGCAAATCCATTAGTAGTTAGTGAGTGGAAAGTTGATGGCAACGGAGTGTTGGCAAGTGGTAGTGCTTATGTTAAGGGTTCGGTATTGGGCAAAAATGATGATGGGAACTTTGAAGTTACAACAGATGCAGCAAAAGTGGAAGCGATACTTTTAGATGATGTTGATGCAACAGCTGGGCTAAAAAATGCTCCGATATTGATTGGTGGTGCTGTAGATAAAGAACAGCTTACACTTGGTGGTACTTTAACTCTTGCAGACATAGAAGCACCTCTAAGAGATAAAAATATCTATTTAAAATAAGGGAATAAAAAATGGCAGATTTAGATTTTAATTCAAGAACACTAACTCAGACAGTTAGTCAAGTTAAACCAGTAGGAAACTTTATCTTAAAGACTTTCTTTAATGATGAGAGTTTTAGTGATACAAAATATGTAGATGTTGTTATCAAAAAAGGTGGTCGTAAAGTGGCTCCTTTTGTATCTCCAAAATTGGCTGGTAAGGTTATAAAAAGAGATGGAAAAGTTTTAAAGACTTATGAACCACCATTGATGAAACCAAAGTTTATAACTGAAGCAGAGGAGCTTTTAAATACAGATACTGTTTTTTATGCTGACAACTCAGACCCTGAAGAAAGAGCGATGCTAAAACTTGCTGAAGATTTGGCAGATGGTAAAGATAGAATTGCTAGAAGAAAAGAGCTTATGTGTGTAAGTGCTTTGGTTGATGGCAAGATAATCGTAAAAGGTGATGGAGTAGAAGAAGAGATTGATTTTGGTAGAGATGCACAAAATACAAAAATTTTAACTGGTAGTGCTTTATGGACCGATGAGGGTTCAGATCCAATCAATGATTTAAAAACATGGTCGGACTATCTGTTTGACAAAAGTGGAATTGCACCTGATAAAGTTGTGTTTGGTAGAGATGTAGCAAATGCTTTTACTGCTCATGCAAAAGTGCAAGATGCCATGGATAAAAAAAGAATAGATATAGGTGAGATAAATCCTAAAAAACTTGAAGATGGTGTTGTATATATTGGTTATCTAAAAGAGTTAAATCTTGAAATCTATAAATATGTAGATTACTATGAAAATGATGAGGGTGTATCTACTCTTATAATGCCAGGCGATAAGCTTATTATGGGAAGCGATAGAGCTGGTGGAAAAATAGCACATGGTGGTATTGTTGATTTTAAAGCATTTAAAGCTGCTGGAATGGATACAAATATCTTTGTAGGCGATATTTTTGTTAAATCTTACGAAGAGAACGACCCAAGTGTTAGATTTTTAGTGTTCCAATCTAAGCCTTTACCTCTTCCAGGTGATGTAGATAGCTACTTGAGTGCTAAGGTGGTGTGATATGCATAAAATCAAAGTAGAAATAACAACAGACAAAGGGATACTTGAAGCTGGTAGGGTTTTAGATGTATCAAAGCATTTAAAACCTAAAGAGATAAAAGAGCTTGAAAAAGCTGGTTATATTGAAGAGTATAGCGAAGATGTAAGTAATGATGATAGTAGCGAAGTAATAGCAGAGCTTGAAGCTAAAGTTGAGGAGCTTACAACTCAAATCAATGGTTTAGCTTCTACAAATGAGGAGTTAAATACTCAGTTAGTTTCAAAAGATGAAACTATAAAAGAGCTTGAAGCTAAAGTTGAGGAGTTATCTAAAAAAACTACAACTGCAAAAGCTGGAGCTAAAAAATGAAAACTAGCCGAGGCGATTTCGCAGAGCGAAAAGTTTCCTCGAAAACCAGCTACTAAAAAAGCTAAAGAGGTAAAAGAGAAGTAATGAACTTTGATGAGTTAATGAGAGCTGATTTAGAGGGTTGTAAAGATATGGGTGGAGTTTGTAATCATTTTTACAACGAAACTAGTGAGGAGCTTGAGTATTTATACTTTGAAGAACACACAGAGGTTATTTTTGATAGTCAAAGTGAGTTTAGCGAAGCTGAGGCTAGTGTTCCATCTTTGGTATTTGCAACTCATAAGATTAGGAATGTATCTCATGGCTCGTTATTTGAAGTTGAGGGAAGTAGTTATTGTGTCGTATCTATTCAGGGTCAAGATGATGGAACGACTAGAGTTTATTTGGGTGCTAACCAATGATGAAAAGAGATGAAATTGTAAGTGCTATTGTTGAAGAGATGAGAAAAATATCTTCAAGAAATGGGTATTACACTGAAGCTGGTAAAAAAGTATTTGAATGGCTAGAGAGACCTCTTGGAGATGAAGAGACAGAAAGTATTATCATTAGAGACCCTGAAAGTGCAAGTGAGGCTAATGGTTGGACCAGCACACATATACTTACAATAGAGATAGATGTAACTGCCGCATATAAAAAAGATGTAGATACTTTGTCTTTTAGAATGTATATGAGTGATGTGATAAAAGCTTTTGGTGTTGTTTGCGATGAAGTTTTAAATGTAATTGGTGAGTATAAAGGCAGTGAGGTTGTAGGCGAGTACAGAGGTAAAGCCTATGCAAGTGCAAGATTAAAATTTACTGTTACATATTCTACACAGAAGTGGGAAGAGTAATGTATTCAGCACTTAAAAGACTTATTGGAAACATAGCAAACTATGGAACTATCACACAAACAAAAAGTAGCGATGGTAAAAGTTTAGCAAGAGTGAAGATAGGTGAGAGAGAAACCGACTTTTTACCAGCTCTTAGCCTGGTAAATAGTTTTTTTAAAGTTTACTCTCCGATGAGAGTTGGTGAGCAAGTTGTAGTTATAAGTCCTTTTGGGGAAGCTAGTAGTGGCTTTATATTAAGAAGTATTTTTAATGTATTGGCAAAAGAGCCAACTTGGGCAAGTGATACAACCGCTGGAGTAGAGTTTGAAGATGGCACAACTATTACATACGATACAGATGCAAAAGAGCTTAAAGTAAATGCTAGTGACAAAATCACTATCATTTGTAAAGCTGCAACTATAACAGCTGATACAGTAAGCATAACAGCAACTACCACAAATATTGGTGATGTAGCGATTGATGGTAACTTGAGTGTAAGTGGGAACATAACAGATAGTAAGGGTGACCTTACAAATCATAAGCACGACACCACAGATGGTGCGACTGCAACACCAAGGTAGATTATGGCTTTTAAAGTAGATATAACAAAGAGTATCAATCGTATTTTAAAAACTCCTCTTGGAAGTAGAGTCATGAGACCAGAGTTTGGATCAAGACTGTATGAGCTAAGAGATAGAGAATTTAACAACGAATATAAACTTACAGCCATAAGATACACCTATGAAGCTATAAGCAAATATGAGCCAAGAGTAAAAGTTGAAAATGTAGAGTTTAAGATAAAACCAGTAAGTGGTGTTGTGATACTTGTTATCACCCTAGCAAATGGCGAAGTAATTGAGGTAGAAAATGATTAATATAGCAAACTTACCAAGACCTGATGTAATGCAAGTTTTAGACTATGAAGAGATTTTAAATCAAAACATAGATAACTTTAAAACTTTAGTACCTGATTGGATACCACTTGAAAGTGATGAGTTTAAATTGATACTAGAAGCTTTCGCATATAGAGAGTTGCATTTAAGAGCAGAGTTTAATAACTTAGCAAGTGCTTTTTTCTTATCTACTTCTACAAATAATGACTTAGATAATTATGCAGTTTTTTACAATGTTGAAAGACTTGGTGGGTCTAAACCTTATGCTGCTTATGAGTTTAGTATAGCTGAAGCCTTAGCACAAGATGTAGTAATACCGGCTAACTTGATTTTAACAGATGAAAATAGTGAGTATCAAGGGAAACTTTTAAATGCTGTAACTATTTTCGCCGGCGAAATTAAAGTAACTGGTACGGTTGAACTACAACTTGAAATATCTAAGAGTGATGTGAAGACTGAAATCGTAACAACACCTTTACCTTTTGTGATTGAAGCAAAAGCAACTGAAGTTTTTAGTAATGGTTCGAGTGTAGAAAATGATGAAGAGTTTAGAGCTAGAATACTTTTAAGTATGGCTGATAAATCAACAGCTGGTAGTGAAGAAACTTACAAGTCATTTACATATAGTGCTGATGAAAGAATAGAAGATGTTGCTGTGTTAAATGGTGGTGCTGGTGTAGTGAATGTTTTTTACTACTCACCACTATCTGATACTCTCATGCAAACTAGAATAGAAGATATGTTGAACAAAGAAGAGGTAAGACCTCTTAGTGATGTTGTCGTAGTTGCAAAAGCTACTGAAATACCTTTTAGTGTAGTTGCTGAAATCAAAATACTACAAAATCAAGAAACTGCAACTGTTTATAGTAATGCTATTGAGAGTTTAACAACTGGATTAGCTGCACTTAAACAGATAGGTACGGATATAACACTTAGTGAAATCAATGACTTTTTAAAAGTTCAAGGTGTTAAAGAGGTAGTTATAACAAGTCCATTATCAAATGTAGTAATAGCAAATAACGAGATAGGAATAAATGGTGCAAACACAATCACTTATACCGTTATTTGAAACTAAAGAATTACATAGTGCTGATGTAGTAGCTTCTGATGTAGCTGGTGCATTAAGTGGTGAGATAAAAGCTTTTAAAGACTTGGCTAATGCCGGAACTTGTGAAGCAAAATATCTACCATACTTGGCTTATGCTTTTAAAGTTGATTTTTGGGATGAAAGTCTTAGAGAGGTTGATAAAAGAGATTTAATAAAATCTAGTTTAAAGCTTCACCAACTTAAAGGTACTAGATGGGCTATTTTAGAAGTTTTAAAAGCAGTTGGTTTAAGCATACCTGACTATGAAGCTATTATTGTTGAATATAAAGATAGAAATAGCTACAAGTATGATGTAAAACGAGATGGAAGCTACACATATAATAGTGAAGCAAAACACAATGACGGATTAAATATCTATGATTTTGTTTTTTCCAACTGGGCTGAATTTGCAGTAATTATAAAAACAACTATCAGTGAAAGTCAAGCAGTATTAGCTAAAAAGCTTATAGAAATTTACAAGCCCGTTAGATGTGTTTTAATCGGTTTTGTATTTGATAGAAAACAACGAGACGGTGCTATTTTTTATGATAGTGCTTATACTCACGGTTTAGTATAAAAAAGGAGATATGTAAATGGCTGATATAACTGAAGCTGAACAATGGGATACTGGAGTTTATCAACTTGAAACTACAGACCCAGTACAAGGTGGAGCTGATGGAGTGGATAATCTACCACATAAAGCTTTAGCAAATAGAACTTTATGGTTGAAAGCACAAGTTGCTTTAAAAGCTCTACTTGGTGGTAGTCCAACTCAAACTTTTAAAGTTGCAGATGCAGTTAATGATGATGAAGCGTTAAGTAAGGGTCAGCTATTAGTTGAAATGAAAGCTGTTGATGGTTCAGACAGTGGATTAGATGCTGATTTACTTAGAGGACTGCCCGCAGACTTTACTTCTAGTTTAAGTGAAAATGGTTATCAAAAACTACCAAGTGGCTTGATTATGCAATGGGGTACATTTAAAGGTAATGACGATGCTAACTCATCAGATAATGTAGTTTTCCCAATAGCTTTCCCTACAGCTTGTGTGCTGGGGGTGGGTAACTACAATTCAACGCGTGCAGATGAATATCAAGCAACAGTTGATACTTTATCTACTACATCAATGAATGTATCACATAATACAGGTTCATTACAAATGCTATGGTTTGCAATAGGATACTAAGGAGTATAACATGAAAATAGCACATTATGACGAAACAAATGGAAAACTTTTAGGTTGGTATGATAGTGAAATTCACAAAGAAATACCTACACCAAACATCGAAGTAAATGAAACTGATTGGCAGACAGCTATTGACAATAGCTACAACTATATTGATGTAACTAAAAATAATTTATCAGTTAAAGATTTTAGAACAGATGATGAAATACTTATTCAACAAGCAAAAAATATAAACAATGCAATTCAAAATCACTTAGATACAAAAGCACAAGAGTATAAGTGGGACAATATGCAATCAGCAAGAGCGGCTGCAGTTCCTATTAAAGATAACGACAGTGATGCAGTGAAAGCAATGAAGAATAATGCAGAAACATTAATGGATTGGTATTTTAATGTATGGGCAAAAGCTAGTGAAATACAAGCAGATGTAAAAGCTGGTAATAGAGATATGCCTACAGTTGATGAAGTTTTAACAGAGCTTCCAACTTATGAATAAGTTGAAGATATGAACAAAAAACAGTACATTAAAAAGTTTGAGAATGATATGAATAAAAGAGGTCGCACTATGAGGTTTCTTTTAGTATTAGACCAAATGTTTAATGTACTACTTTGGAACGGTAGCCAAGATGAAACGATTAGTAGTCATATTGGTAGAAGAATTGAGAGCGATAAGGCTACTTGGTTTGACAAATTAGTGTGTAAGTTTCTAAGAGTTTTAGAAGCGAAGCATTGCATTAAAAGCAAAGGAGAATAGAAAGATGGATTTAAATTTCGGAATTAATGGAAGTTTTGGGGTACAAGCTGCAAGACCTATAAGCATAAGTAGTTCTACACCTATTGGGATTGTAGCTACAGCAAATGCTGGTGACACTGGGCTTATGAAGTTCAATAATGCAGATGAGGGTTTAGAGTATGTAAAAGATAACAATATCACAGATGGCACTTTAGAAGTAGCACTTACTGGTATAAGCTTACAAGGGGTAAATTGTCCTATTGTAGTGCATATATCTACACTTGATGATGATAGTGCTGTAAATAAGACAAATGTTTTAGAGGGGCTTGATATGCTGAAGCAATCAGACCCAGTAATAGGTATTGACCTTAAAAATGGTTTGATTATCACACCTGAATATAGTGCTGATGTAGAAGTAGCTGCAAAAGTTGATAGTGTATCTAGTGCTTTATGGACCACTGGTATTGTAGATGATTTTAGTGTTGATGAAGCTGGTGTATCTAACTTTGTAAATAACTTTGGTAGTAAGTATTTGCTAGTTGGTACTGGTAGATATAATGCTGATGGTAAGCTAATACCATTTAGTTCTTTGATGGCTGGTATCATAGCTTATCACGATGGAAATACTGCTTTTGGATGGGCAAAAAACCACTCAAACAGAATAGCAAAAGGTGTAGCTGGTACTCAAAGAGTTATTGAATACTTAGATGGTTCAGATTGTGAAGCTAGAAGATTAAGACAAAAATCGGTGTCTATGATACTTAAAGATGTAGGTTGGAGAACATACGGATTTGAAACTACAGATATTGACCCTATTTGGCAAAGCCTTGATAGAGTGCGAACATTCCACAGACTTTTAGCTGCAATACTTAAAGCTAACAAATGGGCAAGAGATAGAGAAGCCGACCAATTAATATGGGTTAAAAAGTCTATAATTGAGTTTATGAATGAACTTAAAGGTAACAATGTAGTAATAGGTTTTGATGTGTTCTTTGACCCTGAAAAAAATACTAAAGCAACTGTAACAGCTGGTAAGTTTTATCTAACTGTATTGGTACAAGATATGCCAAGTATTAGAGAGCTTAATATCGAACTTGTGTACTCTGATAACTGGGGCGACACTTTAATAAACTATATAAATGGGTAAGGAGTAGAAAATGAAATTCGCACAAATGATGAAAGATATAAATATCTTTGTAGATGGTATCGGACACCTTGGTACTTCAAAAGAGGCTAAATTGCCCCAAGTGAAGTTTAAAAAGCAAACAGTAGAAAGAGGTGGATATGAAAAAGATATAAATATCGGAACTATTGAAAAGCTTGAGGCAGAATTTACATTAAGTGAATACTCTCCAGCTGTTTATGCAGCGATGGCAGCTGGAACTGCAACTGGTCTTGGTGCAAACTTTACTATAAAGGGAAGTATTACCCAGGGTGGAAGCCACATTCCAGCTATAGCTACTCTACAAGGCGAGATAGAAGTCGATGACGGAACCTGGAAAGCGAATAGTGAAGTTGAAAGAAAAGTCAAAATGAATGTAAACAAATACATCATGACAATAGATGGAAAAGAAGCAGTTATGCTAGATACTGAAAATATGATATGCATAATTGATGGTGTTGATTATCTAGCAGATTTAAGATCACATATACAATAAGGAGACAGTATGAAAAAAATAAAACTAAGCGATGGCAAAGAAATCGAGATGAGAGAGCCTAAAGTAAAAGATATGAAGCTCGTTAGCGATATAGCTGATGAGTTTGATAAAGAGTTGGCTTTGATAGTAAACCTTACAGGACTTACTCCTGATGAGGTAGATGAACTTAGTATGAAAGATTTTAACAAAATTGATGAGGTGCTAAAAGGTTTTTTGTCATAGATTGGAAAGATTGTGTTAAATCAATGGCTTATATGGGTCATTGGTTGCACTTCTCTTTTGAAGATATGCTAAAAATGGATCTAAGTGATTTTGTGAGCTTTACTAACGAGACGAAAGAAATCTCCGAGGAGAGCAATAGCACCTCTTAGTAGAGCCAGTCCAATCATAACTATAGCACCTATAAATGGTGCTATAACTGGGGATATAACTATAAAAGTGAAAGTATCATCAGTTATGGCACTATAGTCAAATATAGCAATAGTTAAAAATCCTATACAAAAGGATACAAAATAAAAATGTTTATCTATAAAGTCATTCATGTAGGTATTGTAGCAAAAAGGAGTTGAGATGTCTGTTAAATCAATAGGGATAAGTTTTGGTATAGGTGTAGCCTTACAGAGTAGTTTTGGTAGTGCTTTTAAGACTATTGATGAGAAAGGACGAGCCTTATCAAAGAGTTTAAAGTCGATTAGTTTTCAAAAAGGACTTACTGGTAAAGTCCTGGGTTTAAACAGAGAACTCCAGCAACTACAAAAAGCACAAAAAAGAGCTGGTGGGGGAAGTAGTGAACTAAAAAATAAAATCAAGATGACTAAAAAAGCTTTTTTAGAAGCAAAGCTTGAGGCAAGAAAGTATGGCATTGAGTTAAAAAATGCTTCTAAGTTACAAAAAGCTTTTAGTAAGCTTGAGGGTGTAAAAAGTAAAGTTGGTATTTCTATAGCAAACTCACAACAAAGAAAAGGTGTAAGAGATAATCTAAAAGGACAAATGCTTGATAAACTTGCTATTGGGTATGCAATAGCAGCACCTTTTAAAGCTGGTATAGAGTTTGAAAGCTCAATGGCAAGAGTTAAGGCTTTGAGTGGTGCTACAAATGAAGAGTTTAAAAAATTAAATTCTACTGCAAGACAACTCGGAACTTCAACTACATTTAGTGCAAGTGAAGTCGGACAGGGTATGCAATACTTGGCAATGGCTGGTTTTAAAGCAAATGAAACTATAAAAGCAATGCCTGGTCTTTTAAATCTTGCGAGTGCTGGTCAAACAGATTTAGCAATGACAAGTGATATAGCGAGTGATATTTTAAGTGGTTTTGGTTTAAAAGCTAAAGATATGGGAAATGTTAGTGATATATTAGCTAAAACTTTTACAACTGCAAATACAGACTTAGCAAAACTTGGCGAAACTATGAAATATGTAGGACCAGTAGCAAGAAAAGCTGGTATGAGTTTAGAGGAAGCCTCTGCAATGGCTGGATTACTCGGCAATGTGGGTATAAAAGGCTCTCAAGCTGGAACAACACTTAGAAAAATGCTTTTAAGTTTGGCAGCACCAAGTAGTGGAGCTTCTAAAACTCTCAAAAAGTTAGGAGTTGATACTTTAGATGCAAACGGCAATATGCGAAATATGGTGGAGATATTAGGAGATGTTGCAAAGGCTACCAAAGGAATGGGAAGTGGCGAACAGTTGTCTATATATAAAGATATATTTGGTGAGGAAGCTGCAGCAGGAGTAGCTGAACTCGTATCCAAAGAGGGAGCTAAAGGGATAACTAAATATCTTGATGTAATCAAAAATTACAAAGGCACAGCAAGTCGAATCGCAAAACAACAAAACGATACTGTAAAGGGTAGTTTTAAAGCTCTTGGAAGTGCATTAGAGGGAGTTAGTATATCTGCGACATCTCTGTTTTTACCAGCTTTAAAAGGAATTACAAGTGGGATTACAAGTGTTACTCAAGGTTTAAATAGCTTTATAGAAAATCATAGAACTTTAGCAACTGTTATTGGTGGAGTTGGTGGAGGCATGATAGCACTTAGCGTCTCTGCATTTGCACTTAGATATGCTTTTAGTTTTGTAACAGATGGTTTCGGATCACTTTATCGTGGTTTTAAATTAGCAGTTTTTTGGACTAGTGCAGAGGGTCGAGCATTGGCACTCAATAAAGCACAAATATTTTACACAACTGTTAAAGCTAAAGCACTCGCTTTTTGGCAAGGAGTAATCGCTACAAAAACGAAGATAGCAACACTATGGACTAGTAGATATGCAATAGCACAAAAAGCTGGAGCAATAGCAAGTGGAATTTTTAAAGTAGCTATGATGGGTGTTAATTTTGTATTAAGTGCAAATCCTATAGGACTTGTCGTAATTGCTATAGGTGCATTAGTTGGTGGGCTTGTATGGGCATATAATAAGTTTGACTGGTTTAAAGGCGGTGTAGATAAGGTATGGGGATTTGTAAAAACAATTTTTAAATGGTCTCCGCTTGGGTTGTTAATGAATGGCTTTGGCAAAGCATTTGATTGGTTGTCGGGCAAATTTGATTGGTTTGGGAAGTCAGTAAGCAAACTTAAAAATATAGGGTCTGCGATAAAAGGTTTTTTTGGATTTGGTAGCGATGAAAAAGAGCAGACAAAGGATAAGTCTGCGAATAATCCAAACTTTAATCCAGGTGCTACAATGAAAAAGGTAGCAGTTGCAACAGCTGTAAGCACACAGTTGGTAGCTTCTCAGCCACAATACATACCTCCAGTTCCAAAAATACAAAAAGAAAAACAAGCTATGCAGCAAACAAACCATGTAAAAGTTATTGTAAATAACCCATCAAGTAGTATTGATATAGAAAAGGCAATAAAAAGAGCAATGTTGCAACAAGGAAATGATAGAAATTTGAGCGATGAGGTGATTTAGTTTTATGCCAACAAATATGACCTTTTTTTAACTTCATTTTTTAAAGATAATACACCCATAATTTAAAACCAAGGCTTGTGAGTGTTAGCACAAATAGATGAATTTACATTTGATATAAATGACACTGCCTTTGATGAACTCAAGAGAACTATAAACTTTGTATTTAATCAGTCAAAAAGACTTGGTAATTTTGACAACTGGCAATCTACTGGAATGTACGAGGAGGCTATAGAGTTAAAAGGTACTCTTATAGCTAAGTCTCAAAAGCAATTGAGAGATTTTGAGTTAATGGCAAGAGCCAAACAGCCTCGTATTTTAGCTTTTAGCGATGGAACTTGTAAAACAATCCTAATCTTAGCACTTGAGTTAAGTAGAAGTGGTTTTTTAAAAGATGGTGCGTTTTTAAAACAAGAGTTTAAAATAGACCTGGCAGTTGTAGGGGATGGTTTTAGTTATGAAGCAATATAAAGCTCAAGATGGCGATAGACTAGACCAAATAATCTATAAAGAGTATAAAACACTATCCGTGTTTGATAAGGTGATAGCATACAACCCTATACTAGCTACAAAACCAATTTTAAATGATGGTGATACAGTAAATCTTCCAGTAATAGATGTAGAAATAACTCCAAAGGCTAAAAAGCTATGGTGATGTATCCCAATTTTAAAATCATTGCCAATGGCGATGATGTAACTACAGTTTTAAAACAAAACAATACAAGTATAAGTTTTAAAGATGAAGCAAATGAAAAAGCCGATGAACTCACTATAAAAATAACAGATGGATTTATCAGACCAAAGTATGAAGATGAGTTGGAGCTATATTTAGGATATGGTGATGATTTAACTTTTTGTGGAATTTTTAAAGTGCAAAGTAGCACATGGGATAAGCATCAGGGAATTACGATAAATGCTACAAGTGTTGATTTTAGCAATGTTTTAAAACAAAAAAGAGATATTACTTACGAAAAATTGTCTATAAAAGATATATGTTCTCAGATAGCAGATAGAAGCGGTCTTGAGTTAAAAAGCGATTTCGATGATGTTTTTATGACTAGTATTGCACAGCATGATGAAAGTGATCTAAATTTTTTAAATAGAATAGCTAGAGATTTGAATGCGATATTTAACATAAAAAATAACACTCTATACTTTATGAAAAAAGTAAAAGATGATAAAAAAAGTGATGAGTTACCAAAATATACAATAAGTGCTGATGAGTGTAGTTCACTATCTGCAAAGCACTCAAATAAAACACTCTACAAATCATGTAAAGCTACATGGCACGATACAAAAACAAATACAACTAAAAATATTATTGTTGGCGATGGTATGCCACAACTTGTATATAGAAGTTCGTTTAAAAATGAAGCCGAAGCAAAATTAAAAGCAGATGCATATTTACAAAGAGCTAACCAGAGAATAGTTACTGGAAGCTTATCTACCATAGGACAGATTGTATTTGCTGGTGGAATTTTAGAACTAACTGATACTTTAGAAGATGACGGAGAATATCAAATAAAATCAGTCAATCACAACTTTAGTAGTGGTGGGTGGGAGATGACCATTGAATTCGAGAGGTAAAATATGGCAGATGAAGCAATGAAAGGTTTAATATGAATTTAGAAAGTTGGATGGTTAATATTGTTATTGCCATTGCAGGTGTTATCGGTACATACGCAGTATTGAGAAATAGAGTTGAAAGGCTTGAAGAAGATATGGAAAAACATATAACTACAAGTGGTACAAACTCAAAAGATTTAGATAAAAAACTTAATGCACAGTTTAAGAAAATCGATGCAAATGTTGAGCGTATTGTTGTGCTTGAACAAAACACATCAACCCATTTAGATATGGGCAAAGCAGAAGCAAAGTTTGTATCTAAACTAGAATTAGAACTGCATTTAAAAAACCTAGAATTAGTCGCAAAAAATACAAATCAAAAAGTAGAGAAGATGGAGGGGAAGTTAGACGATTTCCTCGATACTATTTCCACTTATGCTTCCATAGATAGGAAAAAGGACTAATCATGTGGGGAACAATAGGGGGAACAATAGCAAGTATATTTACAGGTGGTGCAACTAAAACAGTTGAGAATATTGCTAAAGAATGGATTGATACTGATATAGAAAAAGCACAAGCAGGTCATATCGATGCAGAAGCTAAGTCTTTATTTATTAAGACATTAGATCCAAACGGCAAGATGAGAAGAAACTTAGCGACATTCGCTAGTTGGGCTTATGGATATTATTTGCTTGTAACATCAGTTCTTATTTTCGTTGTAGCTTTTAAATTTGGGGATGTTGATGGAGCTAAATTAGCCTCTAAGTTAATGACAGACTTGTTTACACCTATAACAGCGTCTTGGGCTACAATAGTGACTGCATCATTTGGGGTGAATGGGATAAATACGATAAAAGGGAAATAAAATGAAATATTTTGATGAAGAAAAAGAGAATCTAAAATGTCCTTGTGGATGTGGTGCTAGTCTTAACCAAGATACTAAAGACAAATTAGATAAGGCAAGGGAGCTTTACGGAAAACCAGTCTATGTAGAACAGGGTGCAACTTGTAAAGATTATAGTGTTAATAAAGTTGGAAGAAAATCAACAAGTACACATATTGATAATGGAGATGGTGCTAAGGCAGTAGATATTAAAAAGAAAACATTTAACAATAAATCAGATTATTTTCATTTTCTATCTTGTATAATTCAAGCAGGTTTTACAGGAATAGGGCAAGGCTCACATTGGATTGGTGCAGGTGGAGATTATAGACTTCATATAGATACTAAGCTAAGTTCTAGTGGAGATATGAGAAGTTGGACTTATGGGGTTAAATAA